AGTTATAAAACCTCATATTATCATATAGATATATGTAGTGGAAATACAGAAACTTCTACTATTAGAAGATTATTTCTAATAAAGACTGGAATTTTATTAAGTAAAGATCTTAGAGTACAAAGATCTCAACCTAATCCTATAACTAAGAATTATATAAAAATGACTAATAGAAAGTCAAGACATCAAAAATTAACGAATAAATACAAAACTAGTTATGAATAAGAATATTAGAAAAAATCAAGAAAAAATAAATAAAGAATTTTTTTCTTCAGATATCTGGATTGATTATAAATCTAAAAATCAAAAAAGTAAACAAAATAAAAAAGATATCATTACAACAGAAAGATTAACTCATAATAAAGTTACAGATTATTCTGGATTAAACTGCAAACAACGTGCTAGATTGAGATATAAAAAGAAAAGAAATGAATCCAATAGCAATATGGTGTAAATTTAAAGGATATAGTAATTGGTGCTATAACTATAGAATTCCAGATGAAACAGAATTTGTGGATGGATTCGAATATGAATTTTTAGGATTTACTATTACTAATTATAAATTAGCACCAATTGAATATATAGAAACTCCTACTTGGTATAAATGTAAATTTGGAGATGGAAAAGGAGAATATATTACTAAACATAATTTAAAATCTTATTTAGAAGCTGGATATATTAGAGTACCAAAAGATGATTCTTTAGTATATGTGAAAGTAGATCCAAAAAATGAGATATTTAATTCCGATTTATACTATAATGGTAAAAAAAGGTATGATACATTTATATGGAAATATACAAGATATCTATTTGAAATAAACTGTATAAGATCTCAAAAATATCAAGAACAATTTTTAAAACCATATATAGGATCAAATGATATTATTGAATATATAACTGTAGTAAATAAATATAAGATGAAAGAGGATTTAATAAAGAAATTACAAAAGTTTATAAATAATCCATTTTCTTATTCTGAACTACTAATATTTTTAGATAAACAAATAGATATATTATTACATAATCAAGAATGGGAAAATAATAAATATATAGCATTATGGGATACTATATCAGATTTAGAAAGATATTTTTCGTATGCACAAGACTCAAAGTATCTTATAATAAGTAATATAAGTATTCAACAAATAGTTAACTATTATTATCAAAAATATATGTCAAAATATGAAAGTAAAACTGAAAAATCTAAATATAAATTAGATTTTAATTTAATTAGACCTAACTTAAAAATGTTATCTAATTTAATAAAATTATCATTAAGTCCAATAATTCCAAAAAGAATAACTTTTATAGATATTATCAATAAATACCCTAATAGATGGTTAGGTATTAACAAGGGATATAAACCATTACATACTATAGATGAAATTAATCATAATTTATATAATTATCAACCAGAAAAATCACCAAATAGATTAGTCTACATCGCCACTAAAGATAGACAACAATATATGAGATTACCATGGAAGGATGCTAATGAAAAAGTAATAACTCAATTAGCAGATGAACCCCAATGGGAATACATATCAAAAAAAGAAGGTAGACATCTTTTAAAACCAACTCCTGGACAATCTTTTATACCAGCCACTGAACCTTGGATAGAACCCGAAACTGATGAATATATAGAAGAATGTGTAGGAAGTTACAAAAATATTTATAAAGAAAGAACAAAATTTCCAAGACCTAAAAGTTCAACTAAGAGAATAGATCATTCAAATCATCACAAATCTAAAAGATCTCATCCTAATAGAAATAACACTTTAAAAGAAGTATTATGGAATGTAACTTTAACCAAACATGATTTTAATTCAATTGGTCCAGTAAATGAATGTACTTTTAAAATTAAAGCTACAACTAAACATGGAGCAATAGATAAAGCCTGGAATGAGTTTGTTCCATTATATGATGTTAAATTAAATCAAATAAGACCTTATTATAAGGCCGTAGTTGAACGATCTATTGAAAATGATACAATAGACCAGGTAAAGGGTAATAATTCAACCTTGGGCTTCCTAGAGGCCAAGAAATTGATTCTAATCACTAAGACTAAGTCTGGAGATAAGAAATTAGAGGAAATAGTAACTTATATAAGAAAATATCCAGAATTACACCCTCCTTGGAAAACTCCTAAAAAATGGAAATGTCCAATGAAGAGTTATTCTAAGAAATATTTAGCTAAAAAGTTAGAAAAAGAAAGAGAAAAATTAAACGAAGAATTGAAACTGAAAAAACAAAATAAACGTATTACAATTAACAAGAAACAAGAAAAAGTTCTTGTTTAAATTATAATACTTATATTATAATAAAACTAAGAGGGATAGATCTTAAAAAAGATCATCCCTCATTTTATCTAAACTTATGAAGAATGTGTATATTTATGATTTAGAAATATTTTCTAATTTTCATTGTGCAACATTCTTGAACAGAAATTCCAAAGATATTAAACAATTTGTCATACATGAATCAAGAAATGATTTTAATGAATATATTAAGTTTCTTGAAGAAGAAGTTAGTGGATTAGTAGGATTTAATAATTTAAAATTTGATTATCCTATTATTCATTCTATTTTGGAAAATAAAGATAAACTAAAAAGAGATTCTAATAATCTAACAGAATTTATATATCATCAAACTAGAATAGTATTAGATACAGAATTTAGTGAAGTACCATATTGGAAAGTATTAATTCCACAATTAGATCTATATCGAATAAATCATTTTGATAATAAATCTAAAAGAACATCATTAAAAGCAGTAGAAATAGCAATTAACTTAGAAAATGTAGTTGATTTACCATTTGAATTTAATCATAAAGTTATAGATGATGAAGTTCAAAGAATATTAGAATATAATTTAAATGATGTTATTGCAACCTATGAATTCTATAAATTAAATATAGATGAAATAGAAATGCGTAAACAATTAAGCAAAGAATATGGAATAGATTTACTTAATGCCAATGAACCTAAAATTGGAAGCGAAATCTTTGCTAAATTACTTAGCGAAGAAATGAATATTTCTATAAGTGAACTTAAAAGAATGAGAACTTATAGATCATCTATTAATCTTAAAGACTGTATACTACCATTTATTAAATTTCAAAGTACTGAATTTAATGAATTATTACAAAAGTACAAAAATAAGAATATAACTGAAACTAAAAATTCTCTAGAAGAATCAGTTATTTATAAAGGATTTAAATATGATTTTGGATTAGGTGGACTACATGGTTCAATAAAACCAGGTAAATATATACCTAATAATGATGAAATAATTCACGATATTGATGTCCAGAGTTATTATCCAAATATAGCTATAATTAATAAATTTAGACCTCAACATTTAGGAGAAGCATTCACTACTATATATAATAAAATATATCAAGAAAGAAAAACAGCTATAAAAGGATCAGCTAAAAATGGAGGATTAAAATTAGCACTAAACGGAACATTTGGTAAATCTAATGATATATATTCATTCTTTTATGACCCAAAATTTACAATGCAAATTACAGTAAATGGACAATTATTATTATCTATATTAATTGAAGAAATAGTAAATTATATAGACTGTACAATATTACAAGTGAATACTGATGGAGTAACTTTAAAATATAATAAGAAATACACTGAAAAAGTTAAAGGCATTATGGATTGGTGGCAAGGGTTAACAGGATTAAAATTAGAAAATAATTATTATGAACTAATGGTAATTCGTGATGTCAATAACTATCTTGCTAAAGATATTAAAGGAAAATCTAAATATAAAGGTGCTTTTGAAATAATTCCAATGGCTAATGGAAAAATAGCTTATTGGAAAGATATGTCTATGAAAATAGTACCAATAGCATTATCAGAATATTTCTTAAATAAAATTCCAATTAGAAATACAATAATTAATCATACTAACATATATGATTTCTGTAAGAGATTTAGATCTACAGAAGGATGGAGAAGTGAAACTAGATATACAGACTCAAACTTACAACCACAAATTGACAAACAACAAAAAAATATAAGATATTATATATCTAATCTAGGATCAACTTTAATGAAAGTCCATAATGATAAAAGAGAATCTAATATAGAAAAAGGATGGTTAGTAACTATCTTTAATAAATATATACAGAAATCAATGAAAGACTATAATATAAACTATCAGTATTATATTAATGAATGTAATAAAATTATTGATACTATTGAAAATAAACAATTAACATTATTTTAAGATGGAAAATAAAGATATCGTAATAATTTTGCAAAATAATTATTTTACATGTTTAGATATATTAAAAACAATATACTCTCCAGATAGTTATAATGGAAGTATGTATGATAGACTAATGAATGGAATACAAGAAATAATATCTAAACAAAAAGTTTAATATAATAAAATTAATATTAATTATTAGAAAAATATTATACTATATTCCATTTTTTCCTATAATTATTAAAATGAATGTAGATCAATGCAATGCAGAAGAAGAATATGAACCAATATTTAATTGTCCAAGATGTAGATCTGAAGAATTTGTAGGTATAAACTACTGTACTTAATGTGGAAAACGAATAATTATAATAGATAAAAAGAATGAAGAAACTTAACTGTATTATATGTGATAATCCAGAATGTTTAACAATATGTAATAATCCAATTTATATAAAAGCAAAGAAAAGAATATTACATTATTGTAGTGAAGAATGTAAATTTAAACATTACAAATCATGGAGAAAGTTAGTTTTGACTTCGACGATACATTAGAATTTAAAATAATTCAAAATTATGCAAATGAATTAATTGAAAAAGGAATAGATATATATATAGTTACTACAAGATATGAAGATACTTCTAATTATCCGAATAATAGAGATGGACATCTCAATCATAATGAATTATTAAAAGTTGCTAAAAACCTAGGAATAAAATACGATCATATTTACTTTACTAATTATCAAGATAAATGGCCATTTTTTATAGATAAAGACTTTATATGGCATTTAGATGATAATAATATAGAATGTAATATGATTACAACAAATACTAGAAACAAAACTAAAGGAATAGTATTTAAATCAAATTGGAAACACAAATGTAACAAATTATTAAATATTACAAATATATGATAAATATAACTATAGACGATGTAATAGATTATATAATACTAAATTTAATAGATAGTCCATATATAGGATATGAACTCACAAATACTGAATTAAGTATATTAATAGATATAATAAGAGATAGTAGATTATCAAATTATAATGAACTTATTTCAAGTAAATTATTAACTGATTTTTGGTACTTATCACAACTTCAAGTAAATAGAAAAAATTTATCTAGATCTAAAGAAGAAGAAATGTCTGATATTTGTGAACTATTAAATCATAAAGTTAAATATCAACCAGAAAGAATTACAAAGTCATTACTTAATAAAAAGAAATAAAATGAAATTAATTAATAAAATTAGATTTTGGATTATTAGTAAATTATTTACATATGACGAAAAATGGTTGATTTATGATGCCTTAAAAATAGGTATAGATAAATTACATGTACTATCTATAACAAATAAAATTATAGATTACGATAATACTCAAGAGGATATAAAAGAATTAGAGTTATTACGTACAATATTTCACATAATCTATAGATAACAAATATATCTTATTAAATCAAATTAAAAATAAAATATAATAATATGAAAATAATAAATAGCTCATAGATAATCTAAAATTACAAACATCTACAATAATAAGAGCATTAATAATAACAAGGAATAATATGTTATTACAAGTAGATGTAAATTATCTGTTAAAAAACAGAATAACAGTAGATCAATTCTTAATCGCTCAATTAATCTATGAAAAGAATTATGAATTATTAAATCTATATCTTGATTTGTATTCAAGTGAAGAATTAAAAAACATATTTCTTGGATTAGTTAAAACTGGATTAATTGATAATTATAATTATAATGATCAATACGATTTTAACAAGTTTATAATTAAACCATACTTTGTAAGTATATTAGCACAAGGTGACTTCTTTGATGAATTTATACAAACATTCCCAGCATTTATAATTAGACCAGATGGAACTAAAGATTATTTAAGAACAGATCTTAATAGATGTAGACGTACTTATAATAAAATAACAAATAATAAGTATGCTATACATTTACATATATTACAATGTTTACAGTTTGAGATAGCAATTAAACGAAAAGAAGGTAAACTTGCATATATGAAAAGATTACCAAGATGGTTAGCATCTGAAGAATGGAAATGTTATGAACAAAGAATTAAAGATGAAAATCTAGAATCTTTATCTAATACGGAGGAGCTAGGTTATGGCAATAAACTCGAATAATAGTTTGACATTTAAACATATCTCACATGCAACAAATGAAGCTATCGAATATATAGATAACAGACGAAAAGGAGCTATCAAATCATTAAAAACTCGATGGAAGAAATTTAATTATACTTGTATGGGTGGTATAGAAGTTAATACAATCTATACAATAGCTGGAATATCCGGAGCAGGGAAGTCAGCGTTTCTAAATTCGTTAGAAACAGATCTATTTGATTTAAATCCAGATATAGATTTTATCATACTAAGTTTTAGTTTAGAGATAAAAAACAATGATATTATATAACATTATCAAATAACTTTCGTATAACTTGATAAATAATCAATTTAAACGAAAGATGATACAAGAAATAACACAAATACAAAAAGAATTCTTTGCAGGTTGTATGTTAGGAGATGGTAATATGAAAATACCATCTAAATGTATAAACGCAATGTTTCAATGTCAGCATGGTCCTAAACAATACGAATATAATAAATGGAAAAGTCAAATATTAGAAGGATTAGGATCTAAATTCTATAAATATAAACGAAAAACTGTGAGTAAAAAAACAGGAAAATTATATGAAAGTAATACTACTATTACAAATTGTAATAAAGAAATTACTAAATTATATAATATATTATATAAAAATAAGAAGAAAAAAATAACTACTGAAATTTTGGATAATTTTACAGAATTTTCACTAGCAATTTTATATATGGATGATGGTAGTTTATCTAGTACACATCCAGAAAATACTTCCTATATAATAGCATCTTGTGGATTTGATAAAGACTCATTAATATTATTTAAAGAATTTTTATTTAATAAGTGGAATATTGAAACAACTATATCTAATGATAATAGAATTTACATTAGAGTAAACTCAAGAAATCTCTTTGAATATTTAATTAAACCATATATACAAAAAATTCCTTGTATGTTATATAAAATTAGAAAAATGTCTCGTAATTCCGTTAATTGTCTGGAAAACCCTGAAGAGGGCAATCAGCAGCCAAGCTCTTGTAGTAATACAGAGAAAGGTTCAACGACTAGTAGTGAGTCTCAAGTAGACAATAATTCTACCACGAAAGCGGAAATTCCAAAATCAGAATCTTTTCATCCGTTTTATCGTTTAATTAATGATAAATGGACTGCAACTAATTCTAATTGGAATAAGATATAGTCTGAACTACATATATAACAAAATAAAATGTAGATGTAAAGGATAAAGAGCCTTTACGATAACACATTGGTTAAGTTTTAAACAAATAGGACGTAAGCTGTCCTACAAACTAAAGAAGACAACATCAGAATTATATACTGTTATAGAACCACTTTCTGATTTAGACTTTAAAAAGGTAGAAGAAGAAAGTAAAAAAATTAAGACTTATCCGATTTATTATGTAGATAGTCCAGGTACAGTATCTGAAATCAAAAATACAATTGATAAATTCAGAGAAATATATGCTAAAGATAAATGGTTAATAGTAGACTTTGATCATGTATTATTAACTAAAAGTGAATCTGGAGAACAAGAAAGAACTACATTAGTAAATTTAGAAAGAATGTTTATAGAAGAAAAAAAAATAGGAAAAACAACTATTATACAATTAAGTCAACTAAATAGAGAAATAGAAGAAATTAGTAGAATAACTAATCCATCTTTACATTTTCCTCAAAGACGAGATCTATCAGGATCTGATAGTTTATTCTTTTCAAGTGATTATGTTATAGTATTACATACTCCGGAAAAACTCGGTATACGAGTATATGGAATCAATAACTGGCCTGTTGACAATATGATCTATATGCATATACTTAAATGTCGAGAAGGAGAACCTAAAATACTATCTTTTATAAATAATTTGAAATACAATAGTATTGAAGAATATAATCCAATAATAAATTAAAAAATTAAAAATGAAACCAAATATTGAAAGATGTATATTTTCAATAGTTCAACAAAAGAATAAAGATAAAGAATCAAAAGAATTTGTCGTAGAAGTAGATGATTGTATTGGAGATTATCTTGAATCTTTATTGAATATTATTGAAAAACATAATAGTAGAGGAGTAAATCTAAGAAAAGCGTCAAATATTGATTTTGGTGACTTATTAGTATTTACAAAAAATGAAATCTATATAAAGAAAAATTATGTATCTAATAGTAAAGTATATAGTTTAGTAAGTGATTACTATAAGATAAAAGAAATGATTAAGAATCTTTATAAAGATAATTTAGATAATCTTCCTCATAAAGATTGTAAAAATTGTCCATATTACAAAAGTGGTAAGAAATTTGCAAAACAAATTCTCTTTGATAATGAATATATAGATATAGATGAAAAAGTATCTATATTCAACAATTTTGTAAAGATTGGATATGACACATTTGATATTAAAAATGATCTTGTAAATATAAATGGTACTATCTATGAAGTAGTAACAAATGATATATTTGTTAAATCTCCAAAGAAAGAATCACTATGTTCACAGATAATGAAGAAATGTTTAAAAATGTGCAAATAATTAATTAACAATATAGACTGTTAATTAATTATAGTTAATATAAAGGTGAAATATATTATTAATATGTTAGACACGTCCAGACATGGAAGGGTTGATTACTCAAAAGAGAAAGGAGAGAATAATGTTCTTTTATTTTTCTAGGCGGAGAATGGAGGAAAATAAATATTGAAAAATATTTATAGTAGAATATCTGCCACAGAACATAATATATTTAATTAACAGTCTTTTTTAAAGAAAGACTATAAAATGACACCATATCAGTTTATGATTGTCGGATCTCCAGGTAGAGGAAAAACATATTCATTTGTAAATATGAATCCTAAAACTTGCGGATTTATCAATATGGAAAGTAAACCATTACCGTTCATAAATAAATTTGAACATTATTACTGTCCTAATACTTGGCAAGATGCTTATACCAAACTTATCGAATATGCCAAAAATGACAAAATAACTGAAGTAGTCTTTGATAGTTTTAGTTCTTACATGGATTCTGTACTAAAAACAGCTCGTGAAACTAAGAAAGGGTAAACATAAAGTCAAGCCCTAACTCCTTAAATTGCGTGAAAGCCTTTAGAGATGAGTAAACTACAAAATTATCTGAAAAGACGGATTTGAATGTTGGAAAAATTACTCATATTAGGTAACCCGCAGCCAAGATTCTACGTATAATTATAATAAAATTATATATGAATAAGGTTCAACGACTATCTCGAAAGAGAGTAACTCTATTGAGTGAAACAGGGAGTATTTTATATGAAAACAAGTATATATGTATTAATTGATCCTATAGATAATAAAATTAAATATCTAGGTAAAACTATACAACCAATAATGAAAAGATATAGAGCACATTTATCTGATACTTCTATATCTAAAAAATCATCATGGATTAAATATTTAAAATCTCAAAATTTAAAACCAATAATTAAACTTATAGATGAAGTTTATGAAAATTGGGAATTTTGGGAAGAATATTGGATTATTAATTTAAAAATATTAGGATTTGAATTAAAAAATCTTACTAATGGTGGTGAAGGAATGTATGGATATAATATAACAAAAGAAACAAGAGAAAAATTATCTAAAGCTTTTAAAGGTAGAAGATTTTCAGAAGAATGGAAAAAAAGAATAGGAGAAGGAAATTCTGTTCCCATAAAACTTTTTTCATTAAATGGAAAATTAATAAATACATTTGAAAGTGCTGTACAAGCTGCTAGAGAATTAAAAATAGAAAGATCTCATATAACAGAATGTTGTAAAGGTAAAATAAAATCTTGTAAAGAATTTACATTTAGATATTTTAAAGATTCATTTGATAAATTTGATATTAAGTGGAATTCTAAAACTGAAATTTTACAATTAGATAAAAAAGGAAATTTAATAAAAGAATGGTCTTCAATTATAGAAGCTGCTAATTCTTTTAATATTAAAGCTCCGAATATATCTAGATGTTTAAGAGGATTAAGAAAAACATGTAAAGGTTTTCAATGGAAATATAAAATAAAGATATAGTCTGATCTCATATGAAAGTATGAGTTAACACAAATTTGTTGACATCTGGAATCTATATAATGAAGAAATTGGTAAATTAATGTTTATCATAAAAAAATATCCAAAAGATATATTTTTAACAGCTCATTATGAATGGATTCAAACAGAAGAAGGAGCTATTGAAAAACGTATAAAGGTCAAAGGGAAAGAATGGGAAAGTATGATTGAAAAAGAATTCACCATTGTAACCTATGCTGATGTACGAATTAAAGACGAAAAGAAACAATACAATCTCAAGTTAAATACTGATGGAAAAGATTCTGCTAAATGTCCACCGATATTCTTAGTAGATAATCAGGATTTTATTCCTAATGATTGTAATAAGTTCTTAGAACATGTAAGAGAAATATTAAATAATAACAAATAAATTAATAATCATGTTAGTAGTAATAATGCAAATTAATAGAAATTTCAAAGTTATCTAAATTAAAAGCGTTATTATACTATACTTAAAAACTAAATAAGTATGTATAATATAACAAAAGATCTTCCATTCGAATCCATAACATCAGATTTTATGGATACTGGTATTCATGAAAATGTTGAAATGGTTAAAGTTGAATATGGAAAAGCAACAAATGAATTCATCGCTTTCTACTTTAAAGGAGAAAATGGTGAGAAGTTAGTATATACACAATGGAAACCAGGAGGAATTGATCCTGAGAAAGTTACAGAAAAAGAATTAAATCAAATGAGTCGGATAAAACAAATTTGTATGTGTTTTATACCAGAAGAGAAATTTGTTTTTCAAGCCAATACATTTGAAGATTTTGCTAAGAAAATTATAGAATTACTTGGTAATACATATGTAGGAATTAAACTTAGAGTAAAAGTAGTTTATTCTGGTAACTACACAAGTCTTCCGAATTATTGGAAATTTAGATTTATTGAAAGAATGGATACTGTATCTAAAGAGAAATCTAAGATTAAAATCTTATCTATTGATAAATTAACTAGACCAACTGCTGATCCAATTCCATCTGTATCTAACCCATTTGCTGAAGCAGGGTTTGTAGCTCCAGTATTAACAAATGACAGTCCGTTCTAATTAATAGAACATTTTTATATATCCCCAGGCTTCCTGAAATATGGAAGCCTTTATTTTTTTAAAATGTATGATACTAGATTAACAAATATAGATTTATCTATAGATAGTATATTAGAAAAAGTTACAGAATATGATATATATAAATATTATATAGGACAATCATTTAAGTTAGGTAGGATAATGAAGTCTCCATTTAGAGATGATAAACACCCATCATTTGGAATATTCAAATCTATCAAGAATAAATCATTATTATACAAAGATCTAGCTACTGGAAAAACTGGAAATTGTATCCAATTTGTTCAAGAATTATTTAATATATCATATAGAGAGTCATTACTAAAAATACTAAACGATTTAACAAACAATAGTTTAATTAGATCCGTAGAAGGAATATCTATTAAAGAAGACTATGAATCTACTAAAACTATTATATCAGTTTGTAGAAGAAACCTTTGTAAAATAGATGATAACTACTGGAGTCAATATTGCCTTGAAAGAAGCGATTTAAGATACTTTAATGTATTTCCAATAGAGATGTATTGGATTAATGAGATCGTTCAACCTTGGACCTATAATGTGGCAAATCCAGGGTATGCTTATCAGATATATAACAAATATAAAATATATAAACCATTATCTAATAAAAAAGATAAATGGATTAGTAATTGTAATTCATATGATATTCAAGGTTATGAACAATTAGAATATCAAAATGATCTGTTAATTATAACTAAGTCATTAAAAGATGTAATGGTTCTATATAAAATGGGATATAATGCAATTGCTCCACATGGAGAGAATTACTTAATTCCTAAATGTATAATAGATAGTCTTAAAAAAAGATTTATCAAAATAGTTATATTCTACGATAATGACGAAAGTGGTAAAATAGGTAGTAATAAACTAAGTAATAAATATACTATTCCTACTATCTTTATTCCATATACTAATTATAAAGATATATCAGATTATGTTAAAGAGTTTGGATTAGATGAAGGAAAAAAGTTAATGAAAGAATTGTTAAGTGAAGAAACAAAAAAAGTTATTAAGACAATTAAGTCCCAATAACAAATCCAAGAAAAAAGGAACTAAAAAAGTTAATTCTGCTAAAGTAGAATATAATGGAATATTGTTTGATAGTAAACTAGAAATATACTGTTATAAGAAACTAGTAGAATCAGGATTACAATTTGAATATACTAATAGAAAGTATGTAATTGTAAATCCATTTACTTTTGATAATCTATCATATGAACCTAATAAAAGAAGTGGAGATCTATTATCAAAAAGAACAAATAAAATCAAATATATATCTTATACTCCAGACTTTGTAGGAATAGGATGGATTATAGAAACAAAAGGTAGGCCTAATGATCAATTTCCACTAAGATGGAAATTATTTAAAAAATATCTAACTGACAATAATATCAAATTTGACCTATATCTGCCTAAAAATCAAAAACAGATAGATCAATGTATAAAATTAATACAATTAAATAAATGAAGAAAAGTAAATCTAAAAAAATTAAAGATAAAATTAAACAAGTAAAGGTTCGGGTATTTTCTGAATATGTTAATATAAATGGGACATATTGTCCACAATGGTGGTAATATGACAGAACTTACAATGTTTATAATAGTAATCTTATTATGTATATTGGCAGTTCCATTTGCTAAATATTTATATAATAGAAAATGACAGAAAAAGAATATTTTAATGAGAAACGAGTATCTTCATCATCATTAAAATGGTTTGAAATATCTCCTCTATTCTTTAAAAAGATGTTAGATAAAGAAATAGAACAAGAAACTAAAAGATATTTTGAGATTGGAAAGAAGATACATATGAAATTATTAGAATCAGATGAATTTAATAAAAACTATATATTCTTGGACTATGAAACTCCTAAGTCTGAGAACCAACGAAAATTCTGTGAAGATTATATTACCTTCAGAGGAAATAAAACGGAGAAACTTAAATACTCCTATAAAAACAACTACTCAGCAGAGAAATTACAAGAAGAGAAATTACTTGAGAAAGCCGAAGAACTTAGAAAATCTTTAAGTAAATACATAGTATATCTTAAAAAGAGATCTGAATATAAAGATATATTAACTTATTCAGATAATAAGTTAATCAATGAACTAGAACAATGTGTTAAAGATCATATCGCTGCTAATAAATTATTATATATTACAGATGAAGATAAAATGAATAATATAGAAGAATATAATGAATTAGTACTATTCTTTAAATTTTTAGATATAGAATGTAAATCTATGATAGATAGATTAGTTATAGATCATAAGAATAAAATAATTAAACTTATTGATATAAAAACTACTAGTAATTTAGGAGAATTTGAACATTCATTTGAAGAATTTAAATATTATAGACAAATGGCTTTTTATTGGGCAGCTATACATTACTTTTGCAAAGAAAAGTCTATAAATATAGATGATTTTAAAAAAGAAACATATATAATAGGATTACAAAAAGGAGATTTACCAGAATGTAGAGTGTTTGAAATATCTGAAAAATGGTTACTTAAAGCATGTAATGAATTTGACATTCTATTTCCAGAAATTAAATGGCATTATGATAATAACTTATGGGATCATACTAGATCTTATTATGAAAATAACGGAATAGAAGAATTATGATAACAACTAATATATTACTAGGATTGATACTATTTATATTACTATCATGGTATAGTTCATGGATAACTAAAAATAAATAAATGGATATAATTAATAATGAAAGAAGTAAAACTACAATTTTTATACTTCCATTATTATATCTTGATTACAAATTTACCGAAATAATTACAAAGAATTTTTCAAATTGTTATATATGTAATGAAGATAAAGTTATCATAAAATATGATAATAATATTGTAGAAATATATATATCAGATGAATTAATAAACGACTACAAAAAAATAATCAGAAGTAAATATTCAAAGATATCAGATAAATCAAAACAAAGAATATTAAACTTTTGGAATGAAGATGAAACTTCATATCTTTATAGTATATTATATAAAACTATAAAAATATTAAACTATTGGCAGTCTAAGACTAGTAAGAAATTATACCAATCTAAAGATAAAGAATATTGGCCAAGATTTAATATAAATGAAGAAAGTTTGAAATGTTAAACCTTAAATTTTACAAAAATGTGTAATAATAATGAAATTCAGTTTTTAACAAAAGACCAAATAAATGGATTAATATCTATTCTTGAAAAAGATTATATTATACCTAAGATTGAAGAAAGACTTAATTTAATAAAAAAAAATGATAATTATAAAGAAATTTATAATAAGATTAAAGAACTTTCTATAGAATCAAATAAAGTAACTAAACAACTAGTAAAACTAACTAATGATTATTATTCTACTATTAATGTAGAAGAAAGTTCTTTAAATACTAAAACTCTTGAATCTTTAAATATTAAAAATACATTTAATATAAAAAGAGAAATAATAGAAGATATAAAATCTCGCTTACAACTTATGAAAGCAGATAATTTTGATATTATTATTGAAAGTATGATTAATTATATAGATGTTGATAAATATTTATATAATAAAAATACAAAGGTTGAAGAAGACGATTACGAAGAAATTGATGATTAATATAATTTAAATTCTAATTAATAACAATTTAACAAATAAAACAAATGGAACAGAAAGTTAACGTTAACGAAATATCAGTTGAAAGAATCATTTCATTGGAAAAACAGAATGCACAGTTATTACAAGAAAAAGGTGAATTGAAAGCTGATAAAAAGAATCTTGAAGATAAGATTAAAGAAGATCAGAAAGAAGTAAAAGTTATAAATGGATATAATAGAGAAAATTATCGAGGAGATAAGGAATTTGTAATAAGTTCAGTTGAAACTCGTAATCTTGGAGATGTAGAAGAATTAATCGGAAAAAAATACAAAACTGAGATTGATAATAAAGATAAAGAGATTAGAACTTTAACTTCTAATTTAGAAGATCTTAAATCTTCACATAGTAGATCTAAAAAAGAATTAGAAAATTCTTATGAAAACTATCGTACTGATTTAAAGATTGATTATGATAGAAAGATTAAAGATCTTAAAGAAGAACTTAAGAAAGTTAAAGAAGATAAAACTGATGAACAAGAAACTGAACGTAGAAATCAAGAAATTATTGATTTAAAGCAACGTATTAAAGATCTTGAAAAAGTAGTTAAGAACTTAACTTCTACTAATTTAATTAAACGTATCTGGAATGCTATTCTTGATAAGAATGCTAGAATTGCAGCTCAGAAAGAAATAATTGAAAAAGAAAAATTAGTAGATAAAATTAAAGGTACTAATAACTGGTATAATTGGAACAATGTGTTCGGATTCTAAAATCCATTTAAAGGCCATTTTTAGCCCCATAGTTGAATGATCTATATTTAGTAATATAATTCTATTACTTTATATAGATCGTTTAATGTAAGGCTTTATTTTAAAGACTCTAGTGACGGAATTGGTAGACGTTAGATTAAGCAGTGGATAGTGTGCCATTGGTGAAAGCCCAAGAAAGTTACACGTATAGGTTCGAATCCTATCTAGAGTCTAAATTATAATTTACAAATTTAACAAATAAAACATATGTTTATATTAGATAGTAAAGTAGAAAAATATACTCCGATAGGAGATACTCCAAACGGATTAATTGAAAAATTAGATAAAGGAGTATATAATTTAGTAATTTCTGATGATCCACCACAATTATATTTTACTAAAAATAATGATTATAAGAATGGTATTAAATTAAATCAAGGAATATTTAAAAAAGTTAGAGATTTCTTTGATGATTTCTTTAGTAGTTCTAAAAGTGAAGCTAGAGAAGCATTAGGTATGAAACATAAAGTTGGTGTAATATTTAACGGAGATCCTGGAACAGGTAAATAATTTAAAATATTTCTATTAAAATGAAACATTATATTTAATAGCAAGTATAAGGTATTATAAGTATATACCTTATCATGAATAAGCTAGAAAAATATAATAAAATAATGCATCAAAATAGTTTAGAAAAATTTGAAAAAGCTAAACTTTTATATATAACAGGAGAATATAGTTTGACTAATCTCTCAAAAATATTTAAAATTAATAAATCAAGATTTTCTAATTATTTAAAAAATAATAATATTATAGTTAATAATAAACAAAATATATGTAAATTTAATCAACATATATTTGATAGTATAGATAATGAAGAAAAAGCTTATTGGTTAGGTTTTTTATTTGCAGATGGATATGTAAGCGATAAAAGAAATAATATAGAATTAAGTTTAAAACTTAGTGATATAAATCATTTAAAAAAATTTAAAACTTTTTTACAATGGTCAGGAAATATTAGAAGTGATTATTTTAGATGTAGAGTTAGTATTTCTAATAAACATTTAAAAAATATACTTATTCAATATGGATGTACTTCTAAAAAATCTCTTACATTACAATTTCCAATTAATATATTACCAAAAAATCTAATAACTTCTTTTATAAGAGGATATTTTGATGGAGACGGTTGTACTCACATTAGTCTAAAAAAGACAAATTGTTGTATAATATTAATTGGAACATATCATTTTATTAGTAATACTATTAATTTAATGAAATGGAAAACAAATAAATTAATGCATGATAAAAGACATAACGAAAATACTATTTTCATACGGTATGCTGGAAAAACAGCATTAACTATTTTAGAAGAATTATATAAAGATGCTAGTATTTATTTAGATAGAAAATATAATAAATACAAAGAATTTGCCGTGTTATATAGTAATATATAATATGATAATAGAGTAAAAACGGTGAACACTGAGATGTGAATACCGTGGTAAATTTAGATATTACGAAAGGATCTAAATCACTGTAACGCGTAGGAGATGAATAAATATAATTCTCCCAAGAGTACTCTACATCCTAATCGAAAGATGGATGAAAATGTACGCTGGACTAGTATAAATAAGAAATACTAGAAGTTGAGATAACAACCTCAACGATAACAAAATCGAAAACATTCTTAGCTGGACAGATAGCCGAAGAAATATGTGAAAAAAGAGATGCTATAGCAATATTAGTTACTAAATATGCCGATTATTCTAATTTAATAGATACAATTAGAATTAATGATAAAAATAGACTTATAGTTTTAATCATTGACGAAATGGAAAAAACATTTAGAGACTATAATACTGATGCTTTATCATTTTTAAGTGGAGCTAAAGAAAGAGATAACTTAATAATTATTAATACTGTTAATGATAGCAATAAACTTCCATCATTTATCAAAGATAGACCTAGTAGAATTGAAGAAGAATTCTATTTTAGTTTTGATGATGAAGATATATTAACAAGTATAGTAGAAAATATGATTCCTAAAAAATACTATAATGATATTGAAATATCTGAACTAGTAACCAAACTTAAAAATTATAAAAATAAATCTATAGATAGGATTAGACATATTATTAGGGATATTATAGCAATAAGTATAGATCTTAAAAAAACTGGAATACAAAAAGAACTTATAATTAAAGATACTATTTCATCATCTAGACCTATAGTTGCAGGATTTAATTTACAAGATGAAATTGAAGATATTACTGATATCTATATAAAAACTAAAAAACCTGAATCAAATAAAGAATTTGATTGGAATAAAGATGTAATGGAAAAAGTATTTTCAGAAGTATGTAAAAATTAATATATCAATTTAAGAGGTTGATTAAATAAAAAAGGCTTAGAATTAAAAACTCTAAGCCTTTTGCTTTTTACTATAATTAATATAATTATCTTACAAAATTAATTTGAGATTTTATATCTTTAGTTTGATAAAATGATCTAGCAGCAGGAACAAAATCCCAAAATATCTTTTCTAATTTAAGATGTTCGTCCCATATTCCTCTATCGTATCTTTCAAATGGAGTCATTATTTGATGAAATAATTTCATTGTATTTTCAAATAGTGACATTGTAGCAGCTGGAGATCTTAATATTTTTTGAGCTTCTGCTGGATTAATATAAAACCATAACTCTGTCTTAAATCTTAACATTTGATATGTAGCAAAATCATACACCCATTTATCATCATCTTCACCTAATTTCATAAAAGCAGTAGCCATTACATAAGCTAATATTAAGAATCCAACTTCAGATGCAGTTCTTCTAATATTAGATTTCTCCATATCTGATAATTTATTCCATTCTTCTCCGAATACTGTAAATTGATATGTCTTTAATTCTTTTGCTAAATTTGATATAAATTTTCCAGTTGTACGATAGTATCCTTCACTATAATCTCCAACTCTTTCAACATAAGACATTTTTTTATATCTCTTAGTTAATCCAGGTACTATAAATTTTCTAAACATTATAGCTAATCTACCGATTGACATTTTTTGAATAGCCATCCTACCTAAATCTGAATACTCACCATGTACTCCTGATATAACCCCTTTAACTTTTGATGAAAAATTATCTTGATCAGATTTAGTCCAATCTGACTTTGTTAGATCAACTTTAGAATCTAATTCTAATTCTCCTTTATTATTTTTCTTATAGAAATCTAACATTGATCCTAATAACTTACCATCTTTATCATAAGCTTTCTTTTCTGCAAGCATTCCTAGGAATAATCTAGTTTGCATATAATCATCACCAGCATGCATAAAGAAATATAATGAACTAAAACTAGCTAATTTTTTAATTCTAGTATTATCTCTAAGATTAGTATCTATAGGATCAGTTGGAATATTAAAATTTTCATATAATAGGTTGATTATACTTTCTTTCTTTATCTTACCTACATCACCTATTATTCCAGGAAGATGATTAGTATAAAATATATTTGCTTTAGTATATGATTTAGAAGTCATATGTTGCTTTGCAAATGCTTCACTAGCTTGTAAAGCCTCTCCAAGAATAGCATTTGCCGTACCTGCTCTAAAGTTTAAAGCTAGTATATTAAGAGATGTAAACCTACCTAAACTATTAGCAAGTTTAGCAACATCAACATTCATTCCAAACAATTTAAATGATCCTTCTTTGTTTTCTTTAACTCCATAAAAGACCATTTCAAACCAATCATTTAATTGTTCAGCTAATCTACCACCTTTACCAGGTTTAGATTCAGTTCCTTCCTGTTTAGTTACTCTAAATAATTTCTTAATAGGATTACCTTTAGGATCTGTTCTTGTAACTTCTCTATTATTTACAAAGTACCTAGCCATTTCCATTTCTGGAAGTATAGAATTCTTTGAATTATAATCTACAGCAGCTGAATAAAATCTAAAATACATAGTAGATAAATCATAAGATTGATCTTCTATTGCTCTTCTAGTTTTTATTTCATAACTCGGTTCTTTAATTTTTGATATATAATTTTCAGCTTCTTTTTTACTACCAAATTCTTTAATTAACTTATTATTATCTTTAACATCAACTACTTGATACTTTTTAAGTTCTCCGGTAAAGTACATCGGTACAAAATATCTAAGATTACCCTGTTCATCTATAATAGGTTCATTGCCTCTTTCAGTATCATCTGGAAGAACATCAAACCATCTTTTCATAGTTTCGCTAAGTAATTTAACAGGAGATTCTCCTTCTTCAAACCTTTCTTTACCTTTTTTAGTAATAGCAGGAAGTTTTCCATGTCTTAATCTCATTTGAACTGAAAGATATGAATTAGCTTCATCTTCTTTTTCTTTTATAAACTCATAGAATTTACTTCTTGGGTCATTAGGATTTTTTAATATTCTACTAAGTTCATTCCATTGTTTATTTTCAGTAATAGGATCTACATAATCCCAATAATGTTCACTAATCCAAGTTCCTATTAAATCAGAAGATTCTCTTGATAATACATTAGCTTCATATAAATCATAAATACCTTTTCGATCATACGATGTTTCATTCCATTCTAACTCTGTATATTCTTCATCAGTTAATATTCCCTGTTCTTTTAAAGAATCTATATACTCCCATTTAGCTATATTAAATTTCTTATCATGAACATTCGCATGATTTTTAAGCCATTCATTAAGTCTTTTTTTTCTTAATTTAGAATCTAATTTTTCATCAGTTCTTAATCTCTGTCTTTCTATTTCATATTCATTCCAGAAATCACTTGAAAATTTACCTATAATATTTCCTGTATAATCTCCTTTAGAATCTTTCTCTAACATAAAATCATACATTTCTTTCATAGTTTTTTTGCCTTTCTGAAATTTCTCTAATTCTTCCATTAAAGGAACTATTTCATCTCTAAATTTTAATTTAGCAGAATTAGTTTCTATTTCAGCTAATATCATTCTTTTAGACATAGCAGCAATAATCGGGTCAGATGAATCTAATACAATTCCTGTCCATCTTGCAGCTAAATTAATATCTTTATTAGCCTTAAGAAGTTCTTTACGAATTAGTAATCTAGTTTGTTGTTTTAAATCTTGTTCTTTAAGATATTTTTGAGATCTTATATAATCAACTTCAGATATTTTAGATTTTTCTTCATTATTTAACGTTTTGTATTTCTTAGATAATTGTATTTCAAAATCTTTATATATTTTATTATAGTATGGAGATAGACTTTCAGCTGTTAATTCTAATCCTAATACATCATATAATTTTTTAATATCATTCTTTTTAGAAATAGTATCAGATAATACTTTACTTAATTTAACTTTTTTACCTTTACTATCTATAGTCATTATATTATCTATTCTTCCATCATCCATTAGAATAGCTTGAAATTCTTCAATAGAATCATAAGCAGATAGAAAATCTCTCCAATTATATAACATACCAGGAGTTAATACTTCTTGTCTAGTTTTATTTGAAGTTCCATCTGAAATAGCTTTTAGTTCTTTTTTGACCTTTAACCATTCATAATAGATTTTATTTGTACTTTCAGTAGCTTGTCTAGTAAATAATATCATAGCTTCTTCAGCCTCAAGAGTCTCTAATTTTTTTATAAACTCTTCTCTTTTTTCAACTTCACCTTCAGTTACCTTTTTTCGTCTAATTTGTAACTCTAACTTAGATTCAGTAGCTATTATTGCTTTACGTCTAACTTCTGATATTCTATCTAATTGATTCAGATCTTCTAATAAAGCTTTATCTGATTCAGATAGTAATTGATTCTCAACAGATTTACTATCTCCTATTATATCTTCTTTAGTTAAAGTCTCTCTTAAAGCAGGTTCACTTAATCCTAAAAAATCTAAATAAGTTTGTTTATAATCATTATCATTCTCTTCTAATAATTGATTAAATCTATCTATATCTTCCGTAGGTTTTCCATTATCAGATATATCACCTTCTAACTTATTCCATATATGATGAGATAAATCTGGAACTAAAGAATTCAATGACTTCCATGCTTTCGATGCCTTATTTGGACAAGTTATCATAATTATTCAAATAAATTATATCCGAAACTCTTTAACTTTTCTATTTCCTCAGTAGCTTTATCTAATGATTGACAAGGAATATCTATGTAATATCCTTTCATTTCATCTGCTATTTCATTAACTTTATCCATAGCACCTTGAATAGTATCATCCATAGTTACTATAGCTCCAATTTCTGGTAATCCTAAATATTGAGGTACAATATAATACTGATTATCAATAACTGTGACATTTCTAAATTTTATATTGTCTTTATACTTACTTGGAAATTGTACAGGTAACCAATTTCTTTCAGCCCAGTTACAATGAACTAATACCTCTACTGCATATTTACCTTGAGGAATAGGATCTATACATACTCCATGTGCTCCATTCCAAATTATATCTGATAAATTAGTAAATAATTCTTGATATACTTCATTAGGTGGAGAACCAAATCTAGCTGCGGGATCTATTACATATCCTAATTTATCTTTACCAATTCTCATTTCAGGATGAAAGAAATTTCTATAATTATATTTCTTTAATATTGGAGATATTTTAGTATTAAATTCTTTAACAGGATCTGGGAGATTTTTATAATCTTTACAAACTCCAATATATCCTAAATCTTTTATTTCTATTCCACAAAGAGTCTTAGTAGGGTACTGTCCATCTACAGTATATCCATCATAAGCTAATTCTACTCTATTTGGTAAATCATCTTCACATATAAATTCAACATGATTTTTAAATGCTCCTAAATTAGCTTCAATTTCATCTATCTTTGGAGATATATATTCATAATTAATAGATTTTACAGTTTCAAAGTCTCCTCGAAAACAATCAACTTTAATCCATATATTCTTATGTTCTTTAAGATAGGTTCTAAGATTTTCAACACCTTTAACTACTTCATAATGACCTAAAGGTAATCCTAATTTTACAATTAGTTTTTTCATTGCAACTCTTTCGAGTTCTAATTCTTCACCTTTTCTACTACCCCATACTTTACATCCTAAACTTTCTAAATGAAGTTGTAAATCTCCATCTATAAGATCTGGAAATACAAATAAATCTACATCATTAATATAATCAAAGTAGTTATTAACTCTTTCTACTCCTTTTATTCCATCTCCTATTAAAGTAAATTTCTTTTGAGGAAATGAACTCTTCCAAGGAGAATAATAATAAACTTTACCAAAATCTTTTGCTAATCTTTCTGCTACAGATACAAATGTACCATGATCGTATATTAATACTGATTTAGTTTTATAATTTGTCATTAACTATATTCTCCTCTATATATTACTCTTGAGTATACTCTATTTGCTCTAAAATGTTCTATAATAAAATCAAGAATTTCATTAGGATCAAAGTCTTTACAACTAAAGAAATTTATATATGCATCTTTTGTAATATCCAATGTGTGTATTAATATATTACTTGTTTTTATAAACTGTATTCCTGAGTAACCTTTAAGATGTGGTATATTAGATAACTCGTGCCAGTATTTAGGTTTACCTACTGGAGTCATATCACTTAACTCACATAATTTTAAGAAAAACTCATCTAGACTTTTTTTAGTAAATCTCTTAATATCACAATCATGTAGATCTACTATTATTTCTATTCCGTATCTCTTATTATCTTTCATCTTAGTACATAAATTATAATTTTAGTATTAATCGTTAATTGAAAATCTATTTTTACCTCCTAGTGATAATTTAAGTTTTGGAGATCCAAATTGATTACATATTTTATTTATTAATTCATTTAAATCCTCTATAGATTTAACCTCTGTATTATCTATTAACTCATTTAATTCTTTAATTTGATCTTCTGTATAAACTCCAGACTCAGATATTTCAGTTTTTAAAGATTCTATTTCTAATTGTATATTAGAAATAATAGGTTTATCAATTTTAATTCTACTCTCAGATCCGGTATGATATATAGTAAATTTAGCTCCTGTTTCTTGTAAATAGTCTATAAATTGACTATCTACATTAGGCATATCTCCTACTACAAACTGAGCACCTCTTTCATTAGCTTCATTAATTCTAGTTTTAGTTTCTACTTCTAAATTTCTTCCAGTAAATTCTTTATTCCTAGCTAACATTACTATTCCATCAATTGTTTTGTTAGTATCCCAAGGTAAAGTTTTTTCTGTAGTATATGAAGAAGATTGTTTATTTCTATCCATTACTTCAGTTATAGAAGTAGTTGCAACTTCTCTCATTGCTTTATCTTTACCATCTCCTTGAGGAGTACCTTTACCTTTATCTTCAAATCCACCTTTATATCCTTGAAATCTAGAAGTAATAGGAAGTTGCATTTGATCTTTAATTAATCCTTCATTCTCTTCTGTTTCTTCATCAAATCTTTTATTTATAACTAACTCTCTATTATTTGGATATACATAGTTAAAATAAGAATACATAGGATCTTTACTAATAATATTTATTATTTTCTCATCTGTTATCTCTATAACTTGATTTCTTTTAAACATTGACTGTTCTAATCCATATTCTTTAACAATTCTACCTTTACTACGAAATCCCATCTTACTAATTAATTTGTATACTGGAGATCTAGATACTCCATCATATCCAATATATTCCATTAAATAAGAAGTTTTATCATTAGTATGATAGTTGATATAAGATTTAAAGACAGGTTGATTTAGTTCATTTTTTCCAAGATATAGTCCCTTTTTAATATCTATATCATCTACAGTTCCAATAGCAGGACGTTTAGTCTTACTAGTTTCTATTACACTCTTAAGATCATCAGTATATAATTGCTCTACATATCTAGAATCATACCAATTATTCTTAAATATTTCTTTATCTATATTAGCAACTATAGAATCAACTATATCTAAGTTTTGTAAGTTATGTAATAAATTAGTAGTATATTTTGAGAAATTTAGTATATCTTGAATTACCTCTCCAGTTTCAATATTAGTGTAAGTATATTCTAATTCTTGAAATAATGAAGGTGGTATATAATGAAATATAGAATATATTCCTCTTTTAAATCCAGATGTATAAAATGAGTATACAAACAATTCTTTAGCAAAATCTCTAAGAGTTGGATCGTCACTTTGTAATAACTCTTGCCAAGCAAATGTTAAATCTTCTTTAACAAAATTATCATCTGATTTAATAGTTGGTATTCCAAAAAATACTAATCCATCTACAGTAGTTTTACCTTTTACAAGAGATTGTACTAATACATTATCTTTTAATAATTCTTTATATTTAGGATTACTATTAACAGTAGATAAGAAATGAACTACTTTACCCATAATAGTAGCGACTTTCTTACTGTCTAAGTTTAATAGTCCTTTATCAGAAAAGAATCTAGATAATAATGCAGAATGAAGTTCATCTGAGATATGATTCATTAATCCCTCTTTATTCTTAGCAAACTTATTTTTAGTAAGAATAATAATTCTATCTATAATATCATTAAATGGTTTAGTAGATGTAATAGTTTGCCCTTCCATCAACTTAGTAAATAGTAATGGGCCGTTACGCAAATAAGCTGAATTAAATGTTCCATCTTCTACATCAGTAGAAGTTTCTGTTTCAGGATCAAATGGTAATAATTTATTAAGATTACTAAACAACTTATCGTCATATAAACTCCTAATAGAATCTATATACATCTTAGTTTCAATAAAGTTACTTCCCCACTTCTTAGTATCAACTCTAGAAGCCATTACTAATCTATTAAGATCTTTAGCGGCTCCTTTATCTAAAGTATGAAATAAATCTACTATCTTAAGTTGTTTATAATACCACTCAGCATCTCTAACTGGAGATTGTAATAGTTTCAATAAATCATCTTCTAATGGTTTATAATCAGTATACTTCTCTTTAATTCTAGCATCTTCTGCATTCCTTGTTTCTACACTACCAAGTTTCTTTAAAGAATTGTCATATAAATCATTCCATTTATCTCTTATAATTGTTATAGGTTTATCAAATTTCCTCACTCCTAATTCATTACCTTCTTTAACTTCATTAATATATTTTATTGATAAGTCTTTAAGGATAGGTTGAGATGTAAACTCAAATGTCTTTTCTCCAACACCAAGTCTAATTAATAACTGAACAACATTATAAGTTGGTTGAACTACATTTAGATCAATAATATATGGATCTTTTTCAATATCAACTTGTGAATCAATCAATGCTGATCCCCAGTCAGATATTAATATTCTTTGCCCATCTTTTTCTATTACTCCTTCTGTTTCATGTAAACTAGTCTTTCCATCTACTACTTTACCAATTTTTATATCTCTATTAAATGATATATTTGCTAACTGAGATATAACATGATGAGAATTACTTAAGGAAAATGATCCTTTTCCTAAACTACCACTAGCAAACTTAAATTTAAGATTAGATTGATAAACAGGTCCAGTGAAATCAAATGATTTTTCTTTATCAAGTTGTTCGGCATCTCTAACTTTCTCAGCTAATGATTTTAATCTACCAGTAACAGCACCAAGAGGAGCGCTAGTAGACAAGAAATGTTGTTCACTTAATAATATAGCTTTAACATTATCTAAGTAATAATTCTGTATAGCTTGTTTAGTATTCTGTTGAAAATAGTTTATACTTCCGTTAGAATGTAACTTTTTAAATTCTTCTCTAGATGGAAGTAAATTATATTTAACTAAAGTTTTTTCAATTATATCTCTATAGTCTTTAAGAACATCATTATCTTCATTAATAATATTCTTATAATAAAGGAGATCGTCTATTCTACTATCAATATCAATAATCTGTCTATGATAGAATTCCTTCTCTCTATTAGACGACTTATCAAGTTGTTTGTATAATTCATTTCTTTTATCATACAAAGTAGATAATTTACTACCATCTTCATCACCTAATAACCTACTCTTAAGATTTAAAGAACTATAAATATTATCCTTAATCTCTCTAAAGTCTTCATAAGATTCCTTACTAAATATAAATTTATTATCATAGAAAGATTCATCTAGAATTTTATTATATCTCTGATCAATAGTAGAATTATCATCAGTCATAAATGGAACTTTAGACACTTTACCATCTTTATCAGTCTTATAATTATATCTAATAAAGAATACTTTATCTACATCAAAGTCAGATCCAGTTAAAGCTGTAAATTCATTAGGTAATATAATAACATCACCAGAACTCTCTGGTAAGAACTCTTTAATTTTTAAGAATATACTTGAACTCTGTCCTTGATTAGGAATACGATAACCTATTCCTTCCAATACCTCTGGGTTATCCTTTAACCATTTAACTTTATCTTCCCATGACTTATTTTCATATCCAGGAATAATATCTTTAAATATTTGTACAGATAGTTTACATTCTGTACCTATAATTTTAGGATTTTCTTTATCTTTATTATCAAATAAAAATTTTAAGTTATTGGTTTGATCTGTAATAGATTTAGAACCTAATCCAAATCCAGACATTTGTATTAACTGCTGTCCAGGTAAATGTAAGTCTATCCCATACTTATTAATCATCGCAGCAAACCTCTGAAATATCCATTTTCTTTCAGGAAGTAGATCTATAGGAATATGTCTACGAATTGATTCCTGAACATTTTCAGGCATTCCAGATACTTTAGCATCAGACAATAATGAATTATAGAATAAATCTTCATTCATCTTACCATCTTCATCTACTCCTAATTTATCAAGGAGTCTATGAGTTTCTTTATCTGATAAATTAATCAAAGAATTAGTAATATTATTCTTTATATCTTTACCTTTTATAGACTTACCATCTATAATATAATCAGCATTGTCATCTATATTAGCTTGAGTAATCTTTTTAAATTGAGACGCAAGTAATACCTTCTGAATTTCATGAGGATCTGTAGCAGTTTGATTACGTAGGAATTTAAACTTTTGATAGTATACTGGCAATTTTGTAAGATCATTTATTGATTGACTAAATGTATCAGGATTTTTAAAATATTCAGTTGTTAGTCTATTTCCTACTTTAACGGCACTACTAAATTTAACCATACAAATCTTTTCAAGATTTCCTGAAGCATACTTTCCTTTCAGTTCCATTCTATCAAGAAGTTCTTCAAGATGAGTTCCATTAACGTAACGTCTAAATAAAGTAAATATAGCCATCTTATCATAAGTAGGAATAAGAACTTTATTATTATCATCTATATCATAACTAACTGTATCAAAATAAACATGTTTTAATGGTTGCATTACAATATTCAATGCTTCTTGTTCTTCTTCAGCAGTAAGTACTTTATCAGATTGAAGCATATTAAATGCTATATCTATTTTATCAGACCATTTACCTCTACGTATTGAATCTCCTTTAAACATATCAGGAGTTATTAAAACCTGAGCATCAGTAGGAGAAACCTTAGTATAGTCTCTAAGAACTTTATCAAGTATCCTATCAACTAAAACTTCATCATTATTATACTTAGGAAGTAATAACCTCTTTTGTACTTTTCTAATTGCTTCGTAGTATATACTTGGTATTTTCTGTTCAGTTAATGTAGTTACGTTATATACTGGACTTTCATATTCAACAGGAATAATCTCCCTTGGAGTAGATCCACTAGAAGTTAATACTGATAAACGTTTTGCATAATCTTCTGCTGGATTACCTGAGTTATCTGGTTTATAGAAAGCTACATCACCCATAAATATCATCATAGTTTCAATAGATGATATCTTAGTATTAATAGTATAATCAGCTAATATTGATCTTAAAGCATTATCTTTATCTCCAGCGTATTCTTTAGCAAGTTCAGTTACCATTCCATTGTCAACAAGAACAGATGATAATTTACCTTTATCAAATCTTACTATATCATTATTTCTAGCAAATTCAATAGTTTCATTAATATCATTTTGTAAGATATTCCTTATACTATTCTTAACAGATACTTCATCAAATACAAATCCTTTCTTATTGAAAGAATTAAACATATGTTGATATTTATAAGCTAATCCTTTATGCCAGTTCTTAACCTTACCTTCTGTAACATAATGATAATTTTCAACAAGATTTGTAAAATCGTTTACTTTTATAATATTACCATTCTCATCAAGATCACTATACTTCTCAAGAGTCCTCCATGCATTATCTATTCTATTTTTCTCAGCTAATGCATACTTATAAAATACATCAATTATTTCATCTGGTATTACTAAATTATCTCCTTCTTTCTGATACTTAAGTTCTATCCTTTTAAGACCTTTTAACATGTAGTATGTTCTTCTACTAGCCATAGTAGGGAATACAAAATATCCAGATCTAATTAAATTAAGTTTGTATAAAAAATCTTCAATTGGAGTTATATCAATATAGTTACGTCCTGTATCAGGAGTACCATCCTTAATAAAAGCATTAAATGTTTTAACTTGTAAACCATCTTTAATATCTTTATTAGTTTTTAATTGATCAAGATATTCTGAAAATCTAGAATAAACATCTTTAAATTTATCATCTAAAAATTTATCATTAGTTTTTAAATAACGAACTATATCAGTAACATAACTATTTTCAGAAAATACATGATGATTATTACCCTCTGCTCCAGGAACATTATCTGATATATTTTCATAATTAGTCTTAGCAAATGATGTAGCAATTTTACTAACTACAGATTCATTTTTAAATAAAGTTTTAGGTTCCCATTGTACTCCTTTTGACTTAGATTCTATCTTTTGTCCAGTAGCATATTTATATAAAGTACTATCCTTAGAAAACAAATAGAATATATCTCTATCTATTAAAATTCCTAAAGCTTTTTCTTCTGTACCAGTTTTACCAGATTTTATAATATCAGATATAAGATCATCTATAGTCTTACTATCTACTTCTATATGAATATCATTAAGAATAGATATTAATCTATCTTTAAATTCAGTTGTATTAACTAATGGATTATTATCATTAGATGTCTTATAATCTTTCTTTAATTGATTATAGTTATCAAATATTTTATTTAATTTCTTTTGATCAAGTTTATCCTCATCAAATAGATTAGATAAAGCAAATATTTCACCCCAAGTATTAACTGTATTCTTAGCAGCATTTTGAATATCTGCATCAGTAAAATACATATTAAAGTTTGGTAATTTACCTTTCTCTTTAAACTCACTAAACATTACATTGATAAAAGAATGTCTATGTCTATGAATAGAAGTATAGAATTGAGTTCTAAGAAGTTCACTACCATTCTTTAATTTCTTAACTAATTGTTGATATGGAAAGTAATCTTTAGATTCAAGAATTTTCATCATATCTTCAATATTATCTCGACTATGAATATCATTCATTAATCTACTCCATATCTCATCAAACTCTACAAATTTGTAAAGTCCAGTTAATTGATCTACTTCTGTAGATTCATGTAAATTTGATATTAAAAATTTAATAGAGTTAGATATACTATCTTTTGCAGATCTTTCGTAAGATTCTTCATCAAATCTAGCTATCTCTCTATTATCTACTTTTCTATCTTCTCCTTCTTTATTTACCTTTCTAATTCCTAACTCATTATAGATATACTCCTCAATTGCATCTTTATATATGTTTTCATAGTTATCTACAACCTCCTGATATAAATCAGCCAATCTAAGGGCATTTTCAAGCCCGTGGTTAACTTTTAATGTAAGATTGGATATAGAGTCCACCTTGCACATATCTTTCAACTGTGAGGCTAATTTAGGGGTTAGTTGCCCTTTCTCAACTGTCTTTAATATCCAACTACTATACTCTGCATGTTTACTATAATCATCAACTAATTTCTCAATTCTATTCTTTAAGCTGTTAAAGTTAATAGACTGAATAGAATCAGTTACATCAACTGCTGCATACTTAGATATTTGATCTCTAACTTCATATTCTTTTGGTAATATTACATTATTAGGAATTTGAGTTTTAAGATTTTCAAATATTTGTCTTATTTCATTTATTGTATATCCTGCTAAAGAAGATCCTAATTTAGTTACTAAAAATTTCTTACTTGGATTATTACTTGCAAACTTTAACATCTTTTCTAATCCACTTTGAATTTCTTGCAAAGTAGATGATTTTTCAACTCTCCAATCTTTTTTAGTAATTATAGCATAAGATTGTCCTTGTAATCCTTCAGATTGTCCTTGTACAGCTCCAAACTTCTGTTTAGCTAACAAAGCTGCACCTTTACCATGAACTCCTTCAGCATTACTACCAAATACAAACACTTCATTAGGATTGAGAGTATTTATATTATCCGGAGTATATTCTCTAAATAACTTAGTACTAACATCTTTCATTACAATACTAGATAATCCTCTAACTAAAGATCTAAACATCTTAAAGTTAACAACATTATTTAATTGTCTATCTTTGTATTCTAATTCATATGTACCAAATCCTAATCTATCTAAGTTTTCTTTAGATGGTTTATTATATCTAAATTTACCACTTTGAATAGATTGAAATAATTTATCAATATCTAAATCAGTTAATCTATTAGATCCAGTAAATACATGTTTAACTAATAAATATAAGTTTTTAAAGAACTCTGCAATCTTACCAAAAAATGTAAGTCTTGGAGATTCACTTTCTCTATCAATTACATACTCTCTAAACTTCTCAGCTAATACTTCTTCAACTTGACTATCTGTTTGGTTAGTAAGTGTATATCTTTTTCTAGCTTCGTTATATATAGAACCTCTAGTTTCTTCATCTAAATATAATAATGATACTCTATGAAAAGCTTCATGATAACTAGTACTAGACATTGCTACATTAGATAATGCAATTGAATCTCTCTTCATTTGTCCAATAGCTATTCTATTACCTTTGGACATATATATTAATCCGTTTACTATCTCAACTGGAATATTACCTAATTTATCTCGTAACCATCTAGTTTCTTTTTGTATATCAATTATCTCATAATGAGGAGGAATTGTATAAGCCAACTTGAACGGAGCTTCATTACCAGAATTAATATCAGTGATAGGATCAGCACTATACCCAGTAATAACATCAGACTTTTTAATATCTGGAGTAAATTCTTCAATTGTAGATTCTTCCTTAATATCAGGTTCCTTAGTTTCAATTTCTTTAGGTACATTGATACTATAGTCTTTATAGTTAGTTAATACAGTACTAATCTTACTAACAGATTGATCACTAATTTCAATTATAGGCTCAGGATCTTGTTGAAATGATTCAATAGATATTCCAAATGCAGTTCTTAATCTAGCACCTTTAAGTCGATAAGATTTAATTCCTCCACTATCTACAACTGATAATACTAATACTGGAGTAATTATATCTTTATCTTCATCAACTCCAAGTTTACTATGTATATTAAGATATATATCAGTTCCTATTGGTAATGATTTTAACTTATTTATTTCTGTAGGAGATACTGTAAGTTCTCCAGTTTTAGTAGAAGTAACTTTAGTAGTTCCGGTATTCTTAGGATTTGTAGAAGGTTTGTTACTTTGAGTTTCAATTTCTTTAGCAGTAGCTTTAGCTTTCTTTATAATTGGTTTAGCAGGAATAACTTCATATCCTGATTCAGATATATCAATTATAGTTACAGGAGCATGATATAATGATCCTGTATTTTCAAATTCATCTACATCAGTTTGAACTATCCCATTCTTAATTAAGAATCCACTATAGTTATCATTACCTTCACTAACCCATGAACCTAATTTAAATTTCTTCTTCATAGGTTTATTAAGTTCAATTCCTAATTCTGGAATCTCTTTAGTAATAGTATAATTTTTATTCTTAGTAGCCCAATTAATAAAATTCTCTCTTTCCTGAGTTATATTAATTCTATTCTTGAATATATCATGTATATCTACAGTATTCTCTCCATAATGAAGAATAAGTTTATTATCTATAAATAGTTGTTTATTTTTAAGATATTCTTTACCAACTTTATTAGGATGATTAATATTAGTTTTAGGACCAAAATTAGTTAATAACTTTAATACTTGTCCAATAGTTAATCCTTCAACATCTTCAGTTTTATATACAGCTTGATTACCACCACTTCCTCTATGAGACCTAGTAATTAATACATCCCATAATATTGCAGCATGTTCAGGAGATAACTTAGATATATTACATTTGATAGTACCAGTTTCTCCGTTGCAAGTTTTGTTAGTTTCAAATAGTATATTACCAGGGGTTCCTTTACCTTTCATATCCTCATTACCCTGCCCAGTCCATGCTCTTTCAGTACTGTCTACTATTCCTAATTTTATTTCATTAGCATCTTGTTTTAATACTTCGTCAATACGTCTATTAACTCCAGTATTATTAGGAATACCCATTGTCTTTCCAATATTGTAAAGGATAACTTCTTTTCCAGATAATAATGCTGTCAATAATATCTTTCTATTCTTCCTTACCTTTTCTCTCTCAGATTGAATATATGCCTCAACATCTTCTACATCAGAAGGAATAACTATATTCCATCCACCACCTGATAATCTATGAATAAAATTAGTATCATGATAATATAATCCTGTATCGAATATTTGATTATCTTTAGTTTTATACGATATTTTAATAGGTATAATATCAACTAATGAATTAAATCTATCTTCATTATTAGTTAATCTTATAGTGTTTACTATATTGTTAATTTCTACTTTAGTAAACTTCTCACCATTATTAATCTTATCATTAACAGTCTTAGTTGTTTTCTCTAAAGCCTTCCTATACCTCTCATCAGTGGCTACATTAGCAACATTAGTATCAATACTAAAACTGACATTATCTCCTTTTAAGTCATTACTAGGTGTACTAACGTGTATATCAAATGCTTTATTTCTAACTATAGTTTTTCTTTGAGATGGTTCCCAATGAGAATGTGATATAGATGTAGATACATCTCTTAAGCCTCTTCCAGGTTCATCGTATAAAGTTTTCTCTACTTCTGGAGTTTCATCCCAATTAATAGTTTCAGGCTGATCTAACTCTTCAGCTCCTTCTTTATGAAACAAAGTAAGATTATTTCTATCTACTATTATATCTGGATCTCCAGTAGGATTACCAGTTTCATCAACAGGAGTTATAGTAGCATTTTCTTCTTCATCTATTTCATTTATCTTATGTAAACTAATAGATTCATCAGGAGCAGTATAAACAACCATATCATCAATAGATGGTTGATATACTTTATTCTCTTCTTGTTCTTCTTTTGCCTGTTGAGTATACTTAGTACGTTCTTCAGGAGTAGATATAAAATCATCTCTCTTGATACGTTCAAGATCACTCTGTAGATCAGATATAGCATGTCTGCTATATTCTAATTCTTGAGTGTGTCTCCTATAATCTTCAAAAGCTTTAGACTCTAATTGTGGTAAGTAATTATTAATAGTAGTTTTAGTAAATCCACCAATAGACTCTATATCTTTCTTTGCAGCTTCTACAGTACTTAGTTGAGTTTTAAGTTTATCAATGTTCTTTTGATATTGAGCTTCTTCTGATTCAGTTTCAGATCTATTTAAAGCTTTTTCAAAGAATTTAATTCTTTTATTTATTAATCTAGAATCTACTTCATGAAATAAATAATCTTTAACATGTGGAGGTAATATATCAAGATTAGGGATCATAGACCTATCTTGATTACTTAATGATTCTAATCTATTTCTATTATTAATTTGATCTTCTAATAAAGCTTGATGATATGTAACTAACTGAGCTTTGTCAGGATTATATAGTTTAGAATTATCATTATATATCTTTTCAATTCTTTTAATCTTCTCTATTCCTTTAGGAAGTTCAGATTGAAATACTTTAAGATCATTTTCATCAACTCCAAATCTATCTAATTCTTCTTGAGTAGGACTCTTCATTGCTTCTAAAAAATCCATAGCATTCCTAGCATTCCCAACAGTAGCAGCTTTAGTACCTAATGTAGACCATAATGCATCCTTAGTGAATCTCTCAGCATTAGTATCTCCATCAGTTTGAGCTTCTTTCATCCTTTGATTCCAGTAAGAGAATTGACTACCCCAAGATTGAATATCTTCTATCCTAGGATCTTTATTACCTATTATAGCTTTATTGATTGCATGTCCAGTAGTCTGTACAACCCCAGCTCCTACAGCACCAAAAAAACCTTGTGTCCATAAATCTCCATCTGCAAGATATGAATCTAATCTATCGGAGAATAATCTTTTTAGAGATGGATCATAAGTAGTATTAGCTAAATATTCACCTTCCTTTTGAGCTATATATTGAAATGCTTCTTCTCCACCTTCTGTCAACATATCCCATCCAATCGCAGCAGTTTTCTTCCCAATGACTGGAGTGATAGTCTTACCCATCTTTCTAGCAATACCAATTGTATTTTCTAAAGAAGCAGTACTAAATGATCTATTCAATAATAAGTATTGTGGTATATCTTGAGCTAGTGAGGCCCATTCCATTTTATATACACTAGATGCGGCTATAGAAGCTTTCTTTTTAGATTCTTCATCAGACATTCCAGAACTTAATGATTTATTAAGAACATCGTTATAAGTTTGATTAGAATCCATCATACTTTCCATATGACGAGATACAATAGCTTGAGTAATTCCTTTAGCTGCCCATCTTTCTGCAACTCCTAACTCTCTTCCAATCTTAGCAGCTTTACCTAACATACTTAATCCTCTAGTTGCACCAGCGGCAGGAATTAATAATGATAATGTAGATGCTACAGATGGAACATTATTCATCCACCAACTCCAATGATCAGGACTAAAAGATCCAGGTTCATAAGTTGTATATACAGGAGTTTCTTCTTGAGTCCAAGTTTGTAAAGACTTACCTATATCTGAAAACCAGTTTCCAAATTCTTGTTCAGTACCTTTAGCAAGATTAGCATATTGTTCAAAATCAAGTAAATATCCTATTCCTTCTACAGTACCCCCAACAACCTGTCCAACTACAGCTTGATTAATAGCAGATCCTAGTTGAGCAAATCCAGACTGTCTCTCTCCACGTAGTCTGTTTATGTCTACAAATGGTTGTACAGATGTATCATATTTAGAAGTTAATTCTGCTCCAGTATCTTGTATGGTAGGATGTGGAGTATTCCATACTCCTAACATAGGATCATACGAACTACTCTCTGGAATTCCTTGGGCAAGTTGTAACCCAGTCATAGGATCTATTTGACCACTATAATAATCTGTATCTCTAAAAGTCTTATCGGGCATGTTTATTACTTACTTCTTGTAATAGATCTATAATAATTTGTAAAGGTAGCTAATGCTGATTCTGTATCTGGAAAATATTTTCTATCTTCAGATGTATCTTTTGGTGGAAACGTATAACTCTTTCCATCAACTTTAAATTTAATATCTACTTTAAATTCATCACCTTGAGGAAAATCTATTCGTTCTTGAGATATCTCCATAGGTACTGTTTTACCTAATTTACCATCCCAAAAAGTATCATTGTATTTTCTATTTCCTTGAACGTTGTAATTTATTTGATGAAAATTATGAGGAAATCTACCTAAATCCTTTTCTCCTTCCCCTGGTCCCATAAAGAATGTTTTAACTAATTCTGTAGGTTGATCATTCTTATCCTTCTTGTAAATATTAACCTGTCTACCAGATGGAAACATTGGATTATTAGCACCTATAGCACCAACTATATTATATAAATATTTACTCTGGGGATATTCATCTACTAACTCAGAATATTGCATTCTATTAGTAGGAGTTAACGGTTTATCTGTATCATAGAATTCTCTATTAGTAGCTATATTATTTTTATTAAACATTAAATCGTTAGATTGTTTAGCAGCTTCATCTGTAGGTATTTCAAAAACTGGAGTGGAATGACCTTTAGTATAAAAATGTTCTATATACTTTTTAGTTAAATCAGATAATTGATTTTCATCTTTTCCTTTATAATTAAAGAAATTCTTAGCTTGTTGTTCAACTTGTTTATATTGTGGAGTCTTATCTTCAGGTCTTATATAATTTCCAGAAAATAGTTTATCTAAAGCATCTTCATGTTGAGTTTTAAAACTTTGTTTTTCTTCATGAGTTCCGAATCCCATAGTAAATCCTTCTTTAGCAGCAGCTAATACTTTTCCAAAAAATCCTTTCTGTTTAACTCCTGTAATATCTTCTATACTTGGTACATCTCCTTCTTTTATACCAGCTAGGTTAAACTGAGGAGACATAGATACAGGTTGTAGTGGTATAGACTTTTCCTTCTCACCTTTATCTCTAAACATCCATTCTGGATATTGAGATCCAGTTAAGTTTTCCCTAATAAATGGTTCTCCGGCTTCTGTAAATGCTTTTCTTAATACTTCTTTATCACTAGCTTGATCTTTAGTAAGACCATATCTATCTCTGTATAGGCTAATTGCTCTACGTCCTTCTCTAGTAGCCACTTCAGTATCAAGATTCTTTTCTACAACATTTTGAATAATTTCAGGAGTAACTCCTTCTACATTAAATCCTCTACTAGTAGTACGTAAATTACCTTTACTATCTCTAAGAAGAGACTCCTTTAATGGTACAAAGAATTTCTTTTGTAAATCTGCAATAGGATCACTATATGCAACAGAAAAGTTATTGTATACTCCATGAACAGCAGTATTATATCCACTAGATCTATCTTCTTCATATGGATCTAATCTATCTTCAGAAGCTAACTTCTGTTTCTGAACTTCATGTTGTTTCCATCCTAAATATGAATCTTGAATATCTTTAACTAAATTCTTATCAATTTTAGTATTAAAATCTCTACGTATTTGACGTAATGTGATTGGACTAAGATCAGATGTAGAATACTTATCAAATATTTCTTTAGCTGTAGGAATAACTACACTTTTAACATACTGTTCATCTTTAGAATTTGGTATATATTTTAAATTATAAACATCTTCATATGTCTTAGACAAAGCATCATAAGTTTGTTCCTGCTGTTGTTGCTTCATCATTCCAACTTTCATCATTTCATCAAATGGGATTGGAACATATGTATCTACAAAAGTATCATATGCGTTACTCTCAGCTGGAACATCGTATTGACCTATAGTAGGCATATTATACTCCTCCTAAATTAAAATTATATCCTTTGAAATATTCTTCCATAATTCTCTGACGTTCTTCATCTCTAAGAGCTTTATTTCTCATTAGTTTTTCTTTCTCTCTCATTATTTTATTAACCTGAGTTTGTTGTTGTAATTGACTTAAAGCAGTAGGTAAGAACCTCTTTTGTGCAGCTCTTGCTCTTTCATTTCTTTCATCAATAGCTTCATTAGATCTAGCATCTATATCAGAAAGACCCATCAATGTCTGAGCTTCTTCTCCAATATATTGATTATCCATATTTTGTTTTCTAGCATAAGCTTCTGCATCAGATCTTTGTCTACCGATTTGTCCTGATTGTAATCCAGATAGTAATCGTCCTTGTGAAGGAGCTGCTTGTCTTAAGTTTCTATAGTAATTAGCAGTAGCCAATCTATTAGCTTCTAATTCAGGATCAACATTATATCTTCTACTTCTCATTAAACTTCTAATTTCGGGTTCATAAGGATTAGTAGAAGGATCTTCTTGTTCTGCTTTACCAAATAATCCTTGATATAAATTATATGCAATTGGAGCATATTGACCTGCTCCTTCAATAGCTTTATTATACCATTTATCTTGAGGTTCATCTATAAATCTAGTACGTTCATATCTAGGAGAGGTTTCAATATCATAAGATAAATCATATTTTTCAGGTTGATTGATATTACCAACAAAATATCCAGGCCCTACACGTCCAGCTGGATCATTATACTTTATAGGATTAGGCATACCCGTTCTTTGATCAGTACCAGTTGGTCTTAAATATCTAAGAAAATCTGACCCACTATATCCAGTTGGAGAATAAGAATTTCTATTTGTTGGAATCCTTCTATCATATCTACTAGTTATATCTCCATCTTCATACATTGGAAAATCAATTAATCCTCTACTTTTAGTACCTCTACGTTTTATAGAAGCAGTAGCTTTTTGAATCCAACCGCCACTTTTATATTCTGGAGTAATTCCCCCACAAGCATATTCCATTTCTTCATCTGGACTTAAATAATAACCTTTCTCCATTTCTTGCATATTCATTAAATCGGTATACTTATTCTGTATTTTATCCAACATCATAGCAGCAGTATTTCTAGCTAATGCTGTAGGTTTGTCTTCTAATATATTAGTATATTTATTAAATTGTCTTATTAACTTATCTCCATTCTCTTTATAAGACTTTCCGTTAGGAGCTATATTTTTACCAAGTATTTCAGTATTCTCTGGAAGATTATATACTTCTCCTCCTTGAGCATGAGTACGTCCATTAACTTTTTCTATTGTACCATCAGGTACTCTAAATATCTCTTCATCTTCTAATTCAGCATTACCTATCATACCATTTGTATTATATCCTCCTCTAGCATACATTTGGTATTCAGGTTGATATAATTTCTTTATAGCTCTATTTATACTAATATTATATCCTTCATCATCTGAATATCTACTAGGATCATATTCTACATTGTAATCAAATCTTTTAGCTTCATATCCTCTTTGTTTAGCAGCCTTTTCATTCTCAGGTTGAATAACTAATCCATATCTAGAAGGATTAAATGCTACTGAATGTCTTGCTCCAACTTTCCAAGTTTCTGGTTTATTAGGATCTTCATCTGATCCTAATAAATTTAAAGATTTACCGTATTTACCTCTAAGAGTATTGTAATCATCCCAATATTTATCTAATGTACTTCTTTGTTCTTCTGGAGAAAGATAGAAATCAGGATGTTGTTTAGCGTAAGATTCAGCTCCTTCAACTCTAGTCATATTCGATAAATCACTAGAATCATCCCAAGTACTTTTATTTCCTTTCCATCCGTAACGTTCTTGTAAATTAGTATATACGTCTGGATTCTTTTCTCTAAGTTTCTTATTTAATTGTTGAGAATAATAATATAATCTAGCTTTATCTTTTAATTCACCTTCACTAACTAAATTAGGATAATTCTTTTTATTCCCTCCTTCTACGGCAGACAACCAATCTTTATAGTCAAGATCTCTTAATCTAGGATCATCTGCATATTTTTCTTCAATTTCTGCATACGGATCTAAAACATTACCTCCATTAGGATATTTATTAGGTAATAACCTCATAGATACTCCTTTATAATCTCCTCCAGTAGCAAAAGTAGGATTATAATTATATTGAGGATTTTGTTGCCTATATACAGAACTTTTTTGTAAAGAACTATTCCAATCTGTAAGTTGTTTTTGCCATCTCATCTCTTTATCTTTTTTCTTATAATTAGGATGTTCTATTAACGCTTTTAAAGGATTAGTAAGTCCTCCTATAACTGCTGTACGTCTAGCTTTTCCTATATCAGCATATCCACCAGTATTAGGATCAACTTCTTCAGCTTTAGCTCTAATAGGTTTACCTATAGCATCTCCTATTGCAGTTATTCCACCAATTACCCCACCTATAGGACCAGCTTGAGATACAACTCCCATAGTTGCATTATAAGCCTGTTCTCCTTGATTACTGGCCATTTGACTACCGTAATATCCAGATCCAAGCATCCTTCCAACTGATCCAGCAGTTCTCATACTCTGACCAAATTGAGGAGATTGTTGTTGAGGAAATGACTGTTGTGGAATTTGTTGATTAAAATGTTGTTGCATATCTCCCACTGGAATACTAGGTATTTGACTACTTTGTAATTGTAAGTTCTGTCCAACCCCGCTAGTACCTCTTGGAGTTAGTAATTTAGGAGTAGTATCCATATAACTTAACCCTCCAGTTTGATACTTATATCTTTTTATTTTTAATCTTCTTTTCATTATCGTTTAGATATTCTATAATTAGTGGTTATATAAGGAACATTAAATCTATTATTTCCTGTATCATTATATAATAATTCTGTAATAAGATATTTATCTCTCATACGTTCTTTAAATAATCTTGTTTCATTTGATAGATTAGCTGGATCAAATATATTTGGATAATTAGGTTGTGATATACTAACTCTACTTCTTGGAACATTTAATACAAATTCTCTTTCTTTACGAGTAATATTAGTATTAACTCCAGAAGTATAAATAGTTTGAAAATTAGAATTTTGATAATCATTATAACAACGTATAGTTACAAATGTCTTATCATATTGATCTATATCATCAATCTCTGTTCTACAAGTAGAATTAAATTTAAAACTATCAAAAGTCTTAACTTCCTCGAAATTATCATTAGCAATAAATTTTAATGTAGATGGATACTTAACTCCATAGAATGTATTTCTATTTCCTATGTTATGCATATATAGAGAAGATCCAGAATTAGTTATATAATTAGTACTAGATGGAACTATGAATAAAGATATAGCATCTGTATTAAATGTATATACTCCATTAAATGACTCCATTAATTCATTGTATACTATAGGAGCTACTGTACTAACTGATGTTCCACCAGCATGATATCCTGAACCTACAACACCCCAATTTATATTATAATTAGCAATCCAATTAGTAGGTACATCTCCTAAAGAAGAAACAGTATAAAATGAATCGAAATCTTCAGTAAAAAATGCAATAGGATTGGCAACTCTTTTATATATTTTAATATAATCTATAGTTATATTATGTATTGTATAAGGAGACGAAAAATCAGATATAATTATATATAAATTATAATCAGAAGTACTATCTAGTGAGGTATAATCACTAGTAACATAATTTTGTATACCAGTAGTAGTTAAAGGAATAGACAAACCTCCTACTCCAGATAATGAAGTATCTGATGATTTAAATAAACTTAATTGTCCAACTCCAATAATTTCATCTATCTTAATTTCTATAATAAAATCTGTACCAGACCCAGCTGTTATTATACCAACTCTTTTAGTCCAGATAGAATATAAAGATGATATATCTATAGCAGAAAGATATAACTTATTAGATACTATTTCTTTAGTACAAGAAAGACTTATAGGGTAAGTTTCTGTTATCCATACACCACTAGTAACAATATCTATACTTCCATCAGAATAAGTAAATTCTTCATCTACATATAATTCAGATGTTATTTCATAACAATTTATAGAATTTAATAATAATTTATAATTATGACCTAGTGAATATTCATTATCATTAGTTAATCCAAAATTTAACCAAGTTAAAGTAGAAGTACCAATATCAAATATATTAACACCATTTCTCAAATATTTTTTTATATGAGTTAAACTATGATTATCAGATATTGATACAAACGCATCTGTAAATGTATTTTCGCTTCCTGATACTTCAATTACGTCAACCACAAGTCTAAAATTCTTAATAGTATCAAATAAAGCTGTATTATATCTCCAATCTGTATAATAATAACTTGGTATACTAGTAGCCTCTAGTTTATAAGTACTTGGTTGCATTGAATCTCCAGAGATAGTAGTATAAGTATAAGGAATAGTAAATAATACTTCATTATACTTTCTATCTGAACAGGATATAGTTTCTGTATCTAAAGTTATAGAACTAGATATAAGGGAATTTATTCCTTTACTTTTAGATATTGGTTCAACGCCTTCTCCATTATATCTACAAATAGTTCTATTAATGTTATCAATCCAATATAATCCATTTATTCCATTAACTGGAGAAAATCTACAAGTAGATCCATAACTAGTAGATAAATAATCATATCTATCCAGTACCCCTCCAGTACCAAGGACTAATGCTCCAGGATTATTATCTTGTATAACAGAACGCTGATTAACAGATAATACTCCAAATGCTTTAGGTTGCCAAAAATATAAATAATTGTCTTTAACTAATAGAGATGTTATCTTACCGTATTTAGAATCTACATCTAAAAAATTATCCATTCTAAACATTGTCCAACTATCAGATGTTTCTCTATCTATTTTAAGATCTGAAACTAATATTCTATTATCATGTACTTCATTACTATTATCGGCAATATTAGATTCTGGATAATATCCTATAGTTGTATTTTCTTGAGAATATACAGAATTATATTTATATAAATCAGTAAGTTGATTATAAGTTATACTACTAGATGTATAAATTCCAGCTAATTCCTGCATATATCTTCTACTATGATTTGGATCATCAGTAGTTTTACTAAAACAATCGTCACTTCTATATCTAAGATTGATAGAAGTTTCAACTGGAAAGTATACTATTAATTGTGATCTACGATCATTTATAATATCTCCATAAACTATATTACGAAGATAATCAAACATAGATATATAAGTATCTCCTTCATATACATTAACTGTAGTGTCATCTATACATATTTGTAATGAACTACAACTTATATATGAATTATTCTGTCTAGCGGTGTATGTATTACCTCCATATTGACTACTAAACACATTTCTTTTATAGTTACAATAGTAACAATTAAATGATGTACCAGCTATATTACCTGCAAAAGAATCAGATTCTACAATTCCTTTAGTACCTCCAGCACTAAGATGCATACTACTACTTCCACTACCTACACTTGCGCATTCTGTTATATTTAAAATTCTATAATCAACTCCAGTCATGAAAATTCCATCACTATAAGTAAGATTATTTATTTTTGTTAATGGACCTAATATTTGAAAATTATTAACATTCTTTATTTTTGAACTTCTAGTTGATATAGGAAGAGAAGTATCAAAACCACTGTATTTAACTGTCTGTGAATAGTTACTAGTAGTTGGTAATGTTCCAATAGTCATACTAACATTTGAAAAATTATCCCATTGTTTAGCAACTGTACTAGTTGCTATTAATTCAAGACTATCTCCAATTGTATAAGATAAGTTCTTATTAAAATTAATTTCAGGAGATATAAATTCTAAAGGAGAAGTGTACTTTGTTATACCTGATACTGTACCAGTTGCTGTATATGGAATAGTATATCCCCTATAACTCAATCCAGAACCATCATTATAAAGCAACATTGTTGGAATAATACCCTGAGCTAATATTGTTCTATCAGCAGATTCACGTTTAACTCTAACTATTTTAAAATATTTAGCTCCTTGTGAATAAGCACTACTAGTATCTACTGTAAAACTTATTCCTAGAGACATTCCGTAAGAAATTTCATCAACATCCCATGTAAACGGAAAATTATCATACCCGCCAATAATATCAGTATAATAAGGCATTCTAATATCACCAATCCATTTTACTGTAGATGATCTTCCTTTATCATCAAAGAATACTATTCCAAATCTATATATTTCATCCCTCTGATATCCTTTATAATTTAATTCTACATTTACATTACTATAATCAGTATTATAACAATAATCTTCTCCATAATTAGTTCCTGTATTACTTATAATAAATTGGTGTTGTATAAAAGAATAAGAAACATTAAGACCTTCACCTCCTATTGTAGTACCATTAACTTGATAAATAAAATTATATAAATGAATCCATGAAGGAGTTGTATCAGTTCTACTTTTGTCTAAAGATATATCATTATAAGGATTTAAACAATCATATGTTTCTGGAACTGATGTAGTTCCTCCTATTAGAAAATTACTATTAATATCATACCAATTATTGGTTCCCCATTCTCCTGCATCAAATATAGCAGTATGTCCAGTAGTTAGAGATCCACTAGCAGTACTAGAAACAAATCTATAAGCTCTAGCATCAAAATCTACATCCCAATCATTATCTGTAATATTAGCAACAAATAAATAATTATTCTTAGTTTCTAATTCAGAAGCTACAAATACTTCTCTTCCTATAACTGCAAATTCTTCATAAGTATATTCTCCTAAAGCAGTTGTTCCAAAATCATAGAAATAAGTAGTAATAGGATTAGTTGAAATATTCTGATCAACTATAATTTTAATAACAGGTATTGAATTTATTGAATTATATTTTATTGATACTATTCTAATTCTATCAAATCCTGTAGGAGGAAATATAGAAAATCTAATACCTTTTCCAGTATTTTCATCTATCTCAGATCCTTTAAATGTTTTATTACTTCCAGTTTGTCCAGATGTCTCTGATATAGGTATTAATTGAGATACTGGAGAAAATAGAGTTTCTGCTCCATACAAATTATACATTTGATAAGCATATTGTATTTTACCAGAAGTTAATCTACCTGAAACAAATCTATCGAATACTGGAGAACTTAAATTAAAATTTGGAATAACATCAAATTTATTAACTGGAGAAGTAGTAGATATACTAACAACATTCATACTTCTAAATATGTTGTATCCATCTACAAAATATATTTTCTTAATCGTATCAGACTCATATCTACCTATTGCTTTTATCAAATAATCCCTACTCCAATTAAGTCTAGATCCATCAGATGAATATTGATCATTATATATATGAGTATGAGACGATATACTTTCTCCATCCGCAGTAAATATAACTTTTATTAACTCACTATATAATCCATCTGTGGGATGTTGATTTTGAGTGGTACATATATATAATTCATCCCTTATATTACAATACCCTATAGGGTAATATCCAGGAGTTATAACACTAGTTAATAAAGTATTTCCTAATATATTCTCTAAAGATCCTACAGTATTAGTAGAATCACCAAAAATTCTATAGTTTTCTGCATATAAATATTGATTCTTAGGTATTACTGATTTGTCAGCATCAGTATTCATACCTCCAGAAAAAGTATTTATGACTTGATATCTGTTAGTTTCTGCCATTGTTAACTAGGACTAATATTAGTTTCAGTAAATGGAAATAAAACAGTAGGAGTTAAATCGTTATTATATACTGTTTCTTGTTCTCCAAGTGTAGAATAGAATGTATCATGAGCATTAATCTCAGGAATAAGTCTAATCCAAGTATTTTTAATAGATTCAAGTTGATCTGGATTAGGCATCATAGCATTAGCATATGCTTGTTTACGATAGAAATTCCAAGAACTTTTTGCATCATAATATACAGCATCTCTTATACGTCCGTTCTTCCATTCTGGATAAGTTAATTTCATATTAATATACCAATATATGGCTTCAAAAAATGATTCATCATCTGGTATTAATGGATAATTATCTCGATCTGTTGGAATAGCTTGATATGATATAAGTAAATATCCATCTTTAATATTAGTTTTTATATATCCTCCGACTATAATATAAGAATAATCTAAAGAGAATATAGTATCTTTTTCACTACTTGGAATATTACTAGTAGTTGTAGAATACTGAGATGGATAAAATGGAACATGAGGTGTAGTGTTTGTACCTTCTGTTCCTTTAACTACATGATTAGATGAATAACTTCCAGTTGCATATCTCATAGGATAAAATGGTCCAGTACTACCAACAGAGTAAGATACCTGGTTAATAGTATTAAGATCAACAGGAAGTTTAGCTTGATAATTACTAATAAGTAATAATGGAAAATCTTCTTTACCAGTTACTCTAGTCACCATTGCTGGGAATGCTCCTATCTTTTTAAGAGCTTCACCAGAGTATTCGATCATATCACTAATCCTGTGAGGTTGTTCTTGTAAATCTAAATCAGCAAAGACTTTTGCTATAACTTTTTTAACTGAAACTAAATTATATATCATATTACTTTATTATTTTTAAATCTCTGAATAATCATGTTCTCCAGATTTAATCATTTTAGCTAAATATCTTTTATTGGTTCTAGTAAAAACTAATCTATAAAACTCTCTATTAAGTACAAAACATTCTATCTTTGACCAAATAAATCTATACTTATATCCACCAGTATGATCATTTATATGATGAATCCATTTACCAAACTTCTTAGTTTCTTTCCAATCTATACTTAAACTATTCATTGGACGTTTATCAAATGGTAATGTTGCTCCAGATAATATAGCAGGTTTTCTTTTACCTACATAAATATATCCTAAACGAAATGGTAATTTAATCGTCTTTGATTCATCTATCATTTGACTAACAATCCACTTATAATAATCTCCACATATACTATAGTATTCTTTAAATGATATATAATATGGATCTCCAGGAATCTTATCTTTTATATAATCACTATATAAATCCCTACTTGTATAACAATTCTTTATCTTATTTTTCCCTCTCATTTGGAGTAACTATATTAGAAGCATCGTTTTTGGTATCAGAAGGAGAACCAACTGTTATTGCTAATTCTTTTTTTAATATCATTTCTTTAAGAGTTGGTAACATATTAATAGGAATAGGATATTTACTACTAATAGTAAATTCCGGAGTATCAGTATAAGGATTAACAAAATTACCAACTTCTGGTGGTAATTCAAATACACCTCTAACACATAACCATTCTATAACATGATCATTATCAACAAATAAATATCCATTTTTTAAGTATACTAATGGAGAATTTTGAGTATAGTATTTTTCTTTCTGCCATTTAACTCTAGATTGTGGAACAAAATCTAATTCTCTACCATCTAATGTACCTATATAAGTAAATCCAGATCTAAAGTTTAAATCAATAGTTTTAGGAACTTGTAATTCAGATCTAACTAAAAGTCTACCAGTTTGTATAGTTGAATCTTCAGATTTATCTACAACTATAAGTTTCATACATTGTATCTCTTGTACATAGTCTGGATTAACAATTTTACCTTTATCAAGATCTTGTTTAATTAATAAAGCTCTGTATTGATGAATCCAATTTTCTATTTGATTAGTTGTAATAGATATACTTTGAGATACTTGAGAACCTTCTATGATATATAAAAGATCATATATGATAGTATCTAATGATACAAATTCAATTGCCATTTTAATTAATTTTTACATTGTTCAACGCACATTCTCCAATTCTTGCATATTCTATTGGTTTAATAGTAGGAATAGATTTTATAGTATCTTTTGTTATATTACTTTTCAAATGATTAATTATTTTATTTCTATTAGTACTATGTAATGAAAAGAAATAGTTTCTAAGTTCACGTACATCATTCCCAAATGATATAACTGTTCTATCTACATATACTCTTAATTCATCAGATTTCTTGCTAATTTCATCTTTTAATTCTTTATCTTTTGAATCAACATATACAGTAAGAGCTCTTTCATTTATTTTCTCTTCTATCTTGGCTTTTTCTTCAGCTGCCTTAATCTTATCTTCACGAATAATAGTAAATCGTTGTGTTATAAGTAATAACATTATACTTAGAGTAGCTGTAAATAATCTCTCAAACCACTTTGAATTTAAAAATTTTGGCCACATTTTTTCTATATTTTCTAATTAATCTTAAACAATAAAATACCCCTATAGTTAATAAAGATACACATATAAAACTCCATATACTTTCCCACCATTCTTTAGATACTATATATATTTGAAAAAACATACTACATTGATAAATTAACTTTACAATAAAATATGGAATAAATATATACTTAAACATTAAACGTATTAATCCACTTCCCGCAAGAATAGTAATTAGTGTAGACATAGTTAAATTTAAAGAATTTTCTGCAATTACCCATACTCTATTCCATTGATTTTCTGTTAACCCTCTAAATCCTTCATATGATATATGATATTGACTAATAACTAGTATAAATAATAGAGAAAGAGTAATTGCAGAAATTTCTAAGACATCAACTTTATTATTGTCCATACTAACATTCTAAATAGTACGTTTTCTTTACTTATATTCTTTATATCTAATATATTTACTTCATTAATATCTTTAATTACTAAACTTCGTGGTCTAGGTAATTGTGGCGGATCAACTGGCATAATTTCTAATTTTTAATTATTAATTTTTAAATTCTTTTCAACTTGTATAGTATCTTTTTTACATTCTGAATACGTTTTAGCATCTATAATCCATTTACCCCATTTAATAAATAAAAATTTATGAGGTCTCTTACCATATAAATAAGTAGTAAAAGTATCAAATACCTCTACTTTATTAAATATTATATCTTTATTTAATACATATCCTTCAACTCTAACACATCCTGTAGGTTTAATAAACTTTACCGTATCTCCAGTATTAGTAGGAATAAGAGGAAATTTGACTATACTAGTATCTTTATAATGATAGTTATTAACTATTACATTTTGTAACTGTTTTGGTTTAATACCAATAAATTGTGCTATAGAATCTTCTTTATGATAAAGTCTTGTAAATTCTCTCTTAGTAAGTTCTATCTGTTCACTATTCTTAAGAACTAATGCAGTTTGATTTCTTCCTAATCTATCTACATTTTCTGCAAGATTCTTTCTATCTACTATCCATAGATATATACATCCTACAATTACTGTATATAAGAATAATTTACTATTAAGAATTTTCTTTCCCCAACTCAATATTACTGTCCACATTATCTTTAAAATTAGGATTTAAACTAAACTTACTTATTATCTTCACTGTTGCTAATACAATAGATAATATTCCAATTATCCATAACTTAGTATTTTCTAATATAGGAATACTTGTTAATATAGGAATGTATAATGGTATTGTAAATAAACATATATCTCCAATTCTTTTAAATAAAGGATTAGATGGTTTATTATAATTGCTAAAACTTAAAAAACTTTTGTCCTTTCTGAATAAATCATCACCGGTTTTTATATCTTCTAAATTCATAAATTTAAATTAATATAATCAGCAATAACTTGATAACCCACATCTGTTGGGTGTACACCATCAACATTTAAAAGAGCATCACCCCCACCATCTATCATAGCTTGTCGAGCATTAAAGTATTGTATCCCATAAGTATTTGCTAATGAGTTAATAGTGGCATCAATACTATTTTGTTTTGCTATATTACCGTACAAAAAATTTGAAATATGAAAACTACTAATTAATTTTATTTTATTTGTAGGCCACCCTTTTATATTTATTAAATCATTAAGTACTTTATTATATTGTGTATAAAAAATTTCATTTGTTGTATATTGATTTCTAACATCATTTGTTCCATAAGCCATAAATAACATGTGTTCATCAGTATAATTCCCTAAAGCCATATCTGCTATCATACAACCTGGAACAAGTGCTAAAGGTAATGTGTCTTGTAATTGACTACCGGCAACACCAAGATTATACTCGTAATATCCTTGATCTACGGACACTAAAGAAGTCCATCTTTTTGCAGGTATAGAAGCCCCCGATCCAATAGTAATTGAATCGCCATAAAATATTGTCGGATTACTAATAGAAGAACATGTATAACCTTTTTCAGTAATATACTCATTTATAATTTTCGCTAAAATCTTTATTTCAACCCCAGTTAAACCATCTGCTACTCCATACATAGCATATTTTCTATTATCAGAAGAATTTTGACTGCCATTATTATTTTGTGATGACAAATATAATTCTACTAATGGGGTACTAGTACTCGCACGAGATAAAATGAAATAAGGAAAAGTATTTCTAAACACAGAAAAACCATAACCATTTATCCTTGATACAATATGTAATCCGTCTGCATTTTCAACTATTTGAGCACCTCCGGCATAAGTATCATTTACTGAATTGTACATTGCATTCGTAGTATCTTTTAAATAAATTCGTAATGCGTTATACGGTGAAGGGCCTCTACATCCAATAGCCACACCACTATTTTTTGTATTTGAACAGGAAAAAGCAAATAATGTAGAACTATTTTTTACCAAAGTATCTGCTGGGATTAAACCTGTTATTGCATACACGCCACTTGCACCAGTATATCCTAAACCATCATGTGTACCTGATCCAACAAAAGTCAAATTAAATGTACTTGGATTAATTAAATTAAAGGTGTGTTTTGCTACCGTACTCCCTTCAAGAGGCCATAATGCTTTTATTTTATTAAATAATCCATATTTTTTTAAATTAACAACAAGTGAATTTATACGTGAAGAAATTATAGCATCACTATTATTTAATGAAGCTTGTAAATATAATTTTGCATTATAGTCTACACCACCCTGCATCATCCAATTTCTTACAATA